CATATAAAATTGCATTACACCATGGAGCTGTTAATTCGGCTAAAACGGATATAGGATATCAAATTACCAATGAAAATGTTACTACTGAATTATTTGAAGGACATGACATTACGTTATTAGGAGATATTCATAAACCTGCGCAGTTTTTAAATGATGAAAAAACTATTGCATACCCGGGTTCGTTGATTCAACAAAATCATGGCGAAGCATTAGATCACGGAATGCTTGTATGGGACTTAAAAACAAGAAGTGCTGAGTTTGTGCAAATTCATAATGATTATGGTTATGTAACAATTGAAGTGGAAGATACTGTAATTGTTAATGCTCCTGCTAGAATGCCAAATAAACCTCGCGTAAGAATTAAATTTAAAGATACTTCCGCGGCTGATATGAAAAAATTGATTGCAAACTTACGCAATCGTTATGATGTACAAGATATCACAATACAAAGAAGTAGCACAGGATCTACTACTAATTCAAATACATCAATTAGCATCGGAAATGTTAGAGATGTTGAATATCAAAACACATTGTTATCAGATTATATTGCAACTACATTTCCACAAGCAACTACAGAAGAAATGGATGCAATTCGATACATTAATCGCACAATAAATTCTAAATTACCCGCAGTTGAATCTGTTAGACACATGACATGGCATCCGGTATCATTTGAATTTGATAACATGTTTTCATATGGCGAATCAAATACAGTTGACTTTACAAATCTTAAAGATGTGTGTGGTTTATTTGCTGCAAATACTAGTGGTAAATCTTCATTATTAGATGCAATAACATATACTATTTTTGATAAATGTAGTAAAACAGGTAAAGCACATGAAGTATTAAACAATAAGAAATCTAAATTTTATGGTAAATTTGTTTTTGAATTAAATGGAACTACATATACAATTGTAAGAGAAGGTATAAAAAATAAAAACGGTCATGTTAAGGTTAATGTAGATTTTTATACTGACTCAGAAAATTTAAATGGCGAAGAGCGTAGCGAAACAAATAAAAATATTCGTAAATATTTAGGTACATATGATGATTTTATTTTAACTGCATTTTCATTGCAAGCAGATAACAATAACTTCATTGAAAAATCGCAACGCGAAAGAAAAGACTTATTATCACAGTTTTTAGACATTACAGTTTTTGAACAATTATACCAATTGGCAAATGAAGAAATAAAAGAAACTGCAGGTAAAATTAAAGAATATAAGAAAACGGATTTTGATGTTATAATTAATGACGCACAAAACATTATAACAGAATATCAGCAAGACATTATAGATTTAGATAAAGTAGAAAATGATTTACAAGAATCTAGAAATGACAAACAACAAAAAATATTGCAATTAATTGAATCTAAATTGCCAACTACATATGATGGTCCAAATATAGATTTATTAGTAAAACAACAAAAAAGTTTAATTGAAAAAATTGAAACATTACAAACTGATATTGAATCATTAGAAACAACTATAGATGATTTAGTTCAAAATATTGATGATAAAAAAACATTGTTAGCATCGTACGATGTAAATTTAATCGATAAATCAGTTAAAGAATATAATAAAATTGAAAACGAAATTAATAATGCTACTACGTTATTAAAAAAACAACGAGGAGTTGTAAATGCAAAACAAGAAAAAATTGATCACCTTTCCGAACATGAATATGATCCAAACTGCCAATACTGTACATCTAACGTTTTTGTACAAAATGCAATCGAAGCTAAGAATACAATTGAAGCAGATAAACAAGTATTAACGGATATTGAAACTAATATTAATATATTAGAGCAAAGTTTAAATAACTTAGAAACGTATGTAACTAAACAGTCTGAATTAGATAAATTACAACAGCAAATAGACATATATGAAAATTCATTAGATCGAAATGAATTACAATTACAAATTTTAGAAAATGAATTACAAACACGAGAGTCAGAATTAGAAACATGTTTAGAACGCCAAGAGTTATTTAAACAAAATGAATTTGCAATTAACAATAACAATATTAAAGATTCTGAAATTAACACGTTAAAAGATGAAATCGAAACGATAAACACTGAAATAAAAACTGTAACGGCTTCGATAAGATCTAAACATGGTAAAATAGAAGTTGCGAAAACTACAAAAGCAGATGCATTGATTCAATTAGATAAATATAAAAAATTAGAAACTGAATATAAAGCATATGGATATTATTTAGAATCGGTTAAGCGTGATGGTATTCCGTATGATTTAATTACAAAAGCTATGCCTAAAATTGAAGCTGAAATTAACAACGTGTTGAATCAAGTTGTAGATTTTAATATGGTGTTACAAAGTGATGGTAAAAATATTAATGGATATATTATTTATGATGAAGACAATTTCTGGCCATTAGAATTAACATCTGGTATGGAAAGATTTTTATCTTCATTAGCAATACGAATAGCACTTATAAATGTATCAGCATTACCTCGTCCTAATTTTATTGCAATCGATGAGGGCTGGGGTAGTTTAGATGCAGAACATATTTCAGCAGTAGTTAATTTATTTGATTATTTCCGAAATAAATTTGATTTTTCTATTATAATATCACACGTTGATACTATGCGTGATATGGTTGATAATTTAATTGAAGTAAACAAGATACAAGGATTTAGCCAGATTTGTCATACTTAATATTTATATAAAATGAATATTGAGTTGATGTATGAAGAAAAAACAACCGGTTTACAAAGGATTAGATAAGACATCAGTACTTTATAATGATCAATCAGAATATTCTCCGGAAATTTTTGATATTACAGATTATCCAAAAAGATTAACTGCTGGTAAAAATATTCTAAGATTTAGAGGAAACTTAACAAACTTAGCACAAAACTCTCCGTTAGATATTGAAATAATAGATTATAACGGAGAGCCTATATATCATGAAATAACTACATATATAGCAGAAGATAAATCTAGAGTTGTTTCGATATATATTTATCCAGACACATCACCAGGCCCTGCAACAATAACGTTATTAACCGAAGTACAAAGTATTAATGGACAACCTGTCCCATCAATTTGGAAAAACGTATATAACGCAAAGTGGTCTAGAACTGTATATGTTAATCCAACATTAGTTAATGAATCGGAAATTATTTTTGAAACATTACCTACTGTAGATATTGAAGAACAAGTTGGAGTTCAATTAGATCGAACTTATAGTGTATCACAATTTCCTACGTATAATAGTGGTTCTGTAAAATATATTTCAAGAAACGGATCTCCAGTACTAATTATATCCGGAGGTGCATTTAGTAGTTCAATGCAAAGGGGTACTGTAACGATAAATACACCGAATAATCCATATCCGATACCAACATATACATTTAATTCAGTACCATATACAACTACAGTAAAAAAAGTATTAAATACATCTAGTTTATTATTAGATACAGAATATATAGTTGCAACGACGGCAAGTATAGTTCCACATACATATACCGATTTCGAATATTCTGCATATACCCTAGAGTATGAACAAACTCCTAATTATACAGAAACTGAAAATTCAGAATCATATGCTATAATTAAAATTAATAATTTAGAACCATTAACTGGTGATATATCTAGAATTAAAACATTTATTAATAATAGTGGCACTGTAGGAACATGGGAACAAATATCAGATATCGAATTAGATGAAACGGAAATATTTGTAACAAATACTGCATCTATTACACCAGATATACCAATTGGTACAATTTACAATCAAACTACGATTGATACATATTATACATCTAGTATATACACTAACAATATATTGATCGGAACTGCATCATTAGAATATGATAATTCAGTTTTATCTAATTCTATGCGTATATCAGGAAGTGGTGATGTTATAATTACACAAATAAAAAATCAATATGCTGGTTCTTTTATAAAAGATGCAGAATATAAAATTGTATTAGATGCAATTGGTCAAAAAGTTTTAACAAATGCTAGTATGTCTGTGTATTTATCTGGTAGTGCGTTTAATTTAGATGTAACTGATAAATACAATAATCAATTTCCAAAACGTTTAGGTAAAAAAATTGGTCAATTATATTTAACCGAATCTGAACAAACTAAACGATATGATGATGTAACATTTTCATTTAAAGCTGATGAAACTGGCGATGGTGTATTATTATTCGTGTTAGAATCTGGCCAATGGTATATATCAGATATTCGTACTAGATCTGATAATGATGCTGGATATACACCAAATTATACCAGAATAAGAGCATTAGTACCAACTTCGCATAAATCAGGAGTTCAATTAAATTTTAAAATTGAATATTATAATGCAGCCGGGGTTAAATCTAAACAAACTAATTATGTTAATAATGTAAATTGGAATGGTGGTAACCGATATATAGATGGTGATTATTCTATGCTTACTGGGTCATTGTATGTTGCAGATAGTTTAGAAAGTGGTATTGCAATAAGCGGATATAAAAATAGTGGATTTGTTAGATCGTTAGGATATAATGGATTTGCAGCAGGGTCGCCAGGATTTTTATTGTGGTCTGGTTCTGCAATGTCAGGATCTGTTGGTACAAAAGGAGGCGTACCGTATAGTGGTGTTGGATTAGAAATGTATGCTAATTCTGATAATTATTTTAGATATAGTACAACGGATAATGCATTAGATGTACATACTGAGAATTTCTTTTTTGGATTAGAAACTGGACAACATATTTCTGGTAGTAATGGTATATTAGAAATTTCATCTAGTAAATTTCAAGTATCATCTTCTGGTCTTGTAACTGCAGATGCCGCAAGAATTACAGGGTTAGCTACTGCTGATATGTTTGTATATCGAAATATTACTACCGGGGCAACTAGCACATCTCCGCCGTATATTACTTATTATAATAATCAATCGATATATTCAACGCCTAGTGCTTTTTATAATAGAAATTATGTTAGATTAACATTAACTGGTAGTTCGGCATCTGATTTTAGTACTGGTACTGGTCCAGCTACATTTATACGTATTAATGCATTAACCGGTAGTCTTCCTTTAGGCAATATTACAATACATAATAGTAGTTATGATACTATCATTAATCCACAATCAGCAGGATCGATTGTAATATTAGAAGCTGGAACTAATTTTGATTTAGCAGTAAATTCATATGGACTTGCAAATCCAGAAGTATCTACACCTAGACGATTTCAAGATAGTCATATTGTAGTTGACGGAGATGATATGTCAGCAACAATGGTTCATGGAAAAACTATAGGGGGACAATATTATGACAATATCATTTCAATAAAAAACGGAACTCAGGTAGTATTGGCACAAAGTCAATTTTCATGGCGTATAGTCGCAATGTCAGCATATGACGGCATCGTACAGTTTTTTGGAGGATTAAAATCAACTGCAATAACAGGTTCGACATTACGAATGACTAGTTTACCAACTAGCAATCCTGGTGGTACGGGTATCGTTTGGAACGATGGGGGCACATTAAAAATTACATAGTATATTTATATAAAAAAAGATACAATACATAATGGATAAAATTACAGTATTATTTCCGGGTGGGTTTAAACCATTAACCGGAGCTCATATGGCACTAGCACAACGTTATGCAGAATTGCCAGAAGTTGATCGAGTTATTTTATTAATAGGAGAAAAAGAACGAGAAGGAATTACTCGTAATAACAGTATGCAAATATTTGACATACTAAATGATAATCCTAAAATTGAAATGCAACCAACTGCATTTAATTCGCCAATAACAGCAGCATATGAATACTTGTTTGCATTGCCGGAAGATGTGGTAGGTAAATATGCAATGGCAGCTTCTACTAAAGGAGATGATTATGTTCGTTCAACAGGATTTATCCCAAATGTAGAAAAATATAAATTAATTGGCGATAAAAATAAAAGAAAAATTCCACAAGGGGTTAATGCAGAAGAATTATCAGTTAACGTTGATCCATTAACAGACAAACAAGGTAATCCTATATCGGCTACTACATTACGAGCTGCAATTACCAATCAAGATTTTAATTTATTTACAACCGGATATCCAAACACAGATTCAGATAAAATTAAACAGATTTGGACTATATTAACCGGCTTAACTGAATCAGCATTTTCAGTAGATTGGTGGAAACGTGTATTCGAAGGTGCAATGGGTACGAAAAATAAAGAGCTACATGATGCTAAAATGAAAAAATTACGTCATTTTTTAGATAATAATAAAGGTTCGGATTTTGTATATGATTTTGATCAGTTTGCTAAAACTGTTTTTGGTGCACCTATTGTAGAATCAGTAATCAAAGAAAATTATATAAGTAGATCAGAATTATCTCAAATAGAACCTATCATTGATAATTTTTTTAAAAAATATGGAATCGATGTAGATTTTCAAGGTAAATTTACACACTTTATTGATCGATTGAATGATCCCAGAAATGAATCTACAATTAGATTAGAAGATATAGAAAATTTATTTAGAGATTTAGCAGCAGAATATGGGGAAGATATTGCTAATCAAATACGACAAAAACAGCCCACTGCAGTGGCATCTGATTTTCAATTTGATGTTCCAATTCATATGCCATTCATGTTAGAGTTTGATCCTAGACGCGGCTTAATTAAGCTCATTCCACGAACAATTAAAGCTCAGCGCCGTAGATGGCAATCCAATAATCCATCTGATAAGATATATACAATAGAGACTGTTAATCGCACCGGAAAACTAATCACAGAAGGGGGTGCAGCAGGACATATGAGTCATCCATGGGATAGTCATAATATGACATTTGCAGATATGAAAGAAATTGTTCGTCGCGGATTATCTGGTAGATTAGATATTGAAGAAGCTGTTACGGAAAAAACTGATGGACAGAATATACAAGTAACATGGAAAAATGGTCAAATTGGATTTGCAAGAAATAAAGGCACAGTTATCAATCCAATGACAACTGCAGAGTTACAAGCAAAATTTGATAATCGCGGTCCTATATCAGAAGCATTTGGAGAAGCGGGTAATGATTTACAACAAGCATTTGCAAAAATACCACAAGATCGTTTAACTGAAGTATTTAAAAACGGTCGTGTATTTGCTAATATGGAAATTATATATCCAGCAACTAAAAATGTAATTTCATATGAAGTAGCAGTATTACAATTTCATAATCTAGTTGAGTATGATGAATCTGGTAACGTAGTAGAAACAAATGCTGCGGGCGGAGGATTGGTTCAACAAATTATTAAAGACGCAAATGCAGATATGCAAAAAACATTTCAAATTATTCCGCCACAACAAATTAAATTAGGACGTGTTGATAATTTTGAAGACCAAGAAGCTGCATTAATTAATGAAATTGACCAATTACGAAACACATACGGATTACAAGATAGAGATTTAGTTACCGATTATCATAAAGCATGGTGGACTAATATAATACGAACAAAAGCACAAGAATTGGGATATGAAATTACAGATGATGTTATCAATGTATTAGTATACCGTTGGGCATTTTTTAATAAAGAAACTACATTAACTACACTCAAGAAAATGATTACATCTCCGGAATTTTTAGCTTGGGTATTAGAAATGGATAA